CTTGAACTTTGAAGCATCTAAGCCTTCCAAATACGATTGATTGTGATCTGTATAATAATTCTTTGGAGTTAAATTAGCATAGAATCCGTCAGTGATTTCCTTTGGTCTTATGTTTAGGATTTCGGCTTCATAGATTAGTTGGCTTGGTGCGTTCAATCGTGCTTCTTCAAACCATTCCTTACGTAAATATGGGTTGTTCAATGCTGAACCTTTCATAAAGAAATACTTATCCGGATTCTTTCTGGCAATTTCTTCCTTATCAGTGAACCATTTACCTTTCTTGGTTACTGGAGTAGATGATACATATATCTCGGCTCCTAACATTGGATTGTTTCGGAACTCGGCTTTCTTTGCTCTGTTCGTTGTTTGAACGTTGTTATATAGTTTTGTTTCATCTAATAACGCAGCTTCATCAGCAATGATTCCGTAAGAGTTTAAACCACGCCCACTATTGGGATTGTCTAACGAAACCAATTGAAAGATAGTTCCGTTGGAGAAGTGAATAATGTTATTCCAACCCATTGGACCAGAAGGAGGTTGGAATGGCATTTTATAACCAAAACGTTTGCCACATCTACCCACAACAAAGTCAACATCTTGGTAGATGCCAAACATTTCCAATCCTTCAATGGTAGAAGGTAGTGTTTTAGATAATATTTGTGAATAAGTAACACCAACCAATGCAATAGTAGCACGAGGAAGATTTTTAACAAAATCATGCATTTTTTTACCTAGTATGGTAGATTTTCCCCAACCACGACCTGCTTCAAGAAACTTTTTAGGCTGTGGTGCTAAATCAAAAACCAATTGTGGAATATGTAAACTAACTATCTTCTTCTTTGGCTGTATCATCGGTATCGAAATCTATATCGGTTACATCAAGTGTATTGAAATCTACAACACCTTTTGAAATCATATTTTTCAATACTTCAATCAATTTAGGGTCAACGGTAATCTCAATGTCTTTTTTCTCTAGTTTTTCTGGGTCAAAACTTAATTCTTCAGCACCAAAATCGCCATACTTGGCATACATATCTAATCCTTTGGCTTCGGCTTTCAAATCGTTCTTTCTTTTGGCTCTTTGAATAAAATCACGACACCATTCACGCCAAATAGTCTTTTCAACTTCCTTTGATGTTTCGTGAATGTCACCAAATAACGAAGTAGCGTTTTTAATATCCAAATAGGCTTGCGCTTGACTAAGTGCATAATCTTTTTCAAGCATATTGGCAATTTTGTAACGTGGAAAACCACGCAACATCAAATTAACCACCAAAACCCAACGTTGTCTTATATTTTCGGCAGTTTCCGACAATGGAAAGGAATCAGGATTCACATAGTACGCCTGAATCTTATCAAAAGTAGAATCACCCACTTTTACCATCATATTTCGTTTATCCTTAGCCATTGATTAATGCTTTAATTTTCAATAATTCTTCATTTTTGGCAATCAGCGTACTTTCTTGTTTGAAAATAGATCGCTGTAATTTATTCACTTCAATAACTCCAGAAGCAGTTTTTAATAGTTCTCGATTCAATTCCAAACGCTTTTTCATTTTGGAAATACTTGCAAAAAGATATTGTTCTTGTTTCACCAGGTTAGCAGGCGATAATGTTTCAAACTTTCCGGTTGCTTCTTTTGGTGCAACTTTGTGCGTTTTCCAATAGTCTAGCTTTTCCCAACACAATGCGTTTTGTTTTTGCTTTTTGGCAATATCAAGTTGAAGCGATAACGCTTTGGTTTCTGCTTCGGCTGGCAGTTCATTCAATTGCACTTTTAAGAAACACATTTCTTTAAATAGCGTGTTGGCTTCTAAAAGTATAGGTCGAAGTTCTGATGGTAATTCGTGAAAGTAAAGTGCTTGTTTGGTAGTGTATTGCGTTTGTTGTTGTTCAATATATTGCACAACGGAAACATCATTTGATTGATTTTGACTGCTTTTGAATGGTTTTGACGGGTTTTGAATGGTTTTGACAGCTTTTGAATTGTTTTGAAATGACTTGTCAATTTTTGACAACTCATATTTCAATTTATCGAGCAGTTGAGTAGTTTGCTTTTTTTGGAAGTTTTTCAGCAAGGTTTTGTTATGCGTTGGGAAACTCGCATACAACAAAACTCCTTCATTATAAGGAGTTCCGTTTGCTTTCCATTGTTCTATTGCGTCCATATAGCAAAGTTGCAGAAATGGAAAGCGTAAAAATAGGACAATAAAAAAGCGGACAATTGTCCGCTTTAATAACCGTTCTATTCCCCAAATAGTCAAATTAACCGTTATTGATTATTTTAGAACGATTGACCACGCCTAGTCAAAATTATTATTTTTCAAATTTAACAATATCAGTAAAAGAAGTATCTGCTGGATTGTACTTTAAAACACCTGTTCTAATGTATTGGTTTTGAACTCTAGCATTAAAACTATTAGTTCCAGAATATCTGATTGTAACCTTGTAAAGACTATCATTCATAAATTTATAATCCTTTTCAATCAATTCATAAGAATCAGGGTCTTTTAAATTATCAATTATATTTTGTTCAGCACGAAAAGCAATGCTTACTAATTGACTTTCTTTTTCTTTTTGAACATCTAATTCAGGTGGAGTAATTTCTGTGTTTATTGACATAATCAAACCAAAACCAATTAAAACGGTAATAGCAATTTTTAAACCTTTTGGTGCTTTTTCATTTTTCCAAAGAGCATAAAGACCAACTGGGAAAATAAAAAGTAATAGAAGAACTACGACAACTGTTTTGTTGTACCATGAATTTGGGTTTTGCATAATGAATGAATTTTAATATTAATACTACAAACCTACAAAAAAAAGCGTTCCATTACAGAACGCTTTTTCAAACTTAACAAACCCAAACTATTTATTATGTTGCTGCTACTAATTGTAACGCACCTTTGTAAACAGATGCTGGCCATTTTTGTTTGTCTTTCAATGTAAGTGTTACCGAGTTTTTGCCTTCGGTTACAGCTTCAATTGCATGTTCAATACCTTCAACCCATGCAGGCATTCTGCTTGAACCTAATTGACGCACATTTCCAGTTCCATACTCAACAACGTTGAATACTAACTTTTGGTTTTTAATCCAACGAAGGAAACCTAATAAGTCAGCATCAGAACCAGCCACTTCCACAACTAATTCGTTTTCAAACAATCTTCTACCTTTTTCACCTACCATAGTAGATTTGATAGTTCCTGTTTCTGTAACGAATTTTAATTCATGGATTTTTTTACCAACTGCCATAACGTGTCCAGGTGTAGCAGGAATTTCAACTAACTCTGCAAATGTGTCTGCCGTAACAGTTCCACAAATATCTGCAGGATCTTCAATACTGGTGTACTCACCATGTAATGAATAATACACTTGCGATAAACCAGCTACTGGTTCGCAAACTTCTAATCCAATATCTTCTAATGTAATTGGCATAGCTTATACTTTTTTAAAGATGAATGATTTTCTATCGTACAATTCCTGTAATCCTTCAGGAATTTCCGCTACAGCTTCTTCAACTGTATATTTTCTTTTTCCAAAGATGAAATGCTTAACAGCAAATTCAACTTGTGTTCCGTCTTCTGCAACAAAAATGTTTGAAGGAATTACTTCTGCTTCATTTGTTACTACTACTAATGGTTCCTGTACAACTTCAGGAGCAAATACTGGAGTTTCAACTACTTCTTTTGAAGTAGCTCCTTCCGTAGAAGGAGCGTTCTTATCTTTTGACATTACTTACTTCAATTAAGCTGGTTTATAAGCGAAAACTAATTCGTTATGTAAGAATCCAATTCCTTCATACCAGTCAAGTAAAACTTTAACCTGACGATCAAATAATTGAACGTTTGGAGTTGTCATTCCGTTTACTTTACGTAAATGAACCATGTTTTCTGCTGGAGTAGCAAAAATATAGTTAGTTCCTTCCATAGATGGTAAAGCCACTAATTTGAAGTTTGGAGTAAAATCGATTGATTCCATTCCTGTACCTGTGTAATTAGTATCTGTACCATGCGTATTTCTTTTGTCTCTGAAATAAGCTCTCATCCAACTTGGAGAAACACACACATTCATTGGAATTCCTTCTAATGCTGAGTTAGCAGTTAACACATCATCAGCCACTTCTTCAATAATATCAAAGATATTTGAAGCACTTGGCGCAGCAGAAAGCGTTAATGCTTGAACTGTTCCTGCAGTTAATCCGTCATCGATTAGTTTTTTCAAACCATCTAATGAAGCAGATGCAGCACCAGCAGTTCCAGTTGTAGGAGCAGCATAAACACCCTTGAAATATGCAGCCGTTTCCATATCATGTGGAATACGTGTTGCAATGTGTTTTTCTAAGATGTAACGAACAATAGGCCATTGCGTTCTGTCTGCTTCAGTTAATGAAGCCAAGAAGCCTAACCATTTTCCTTTTACATCATCTGGGTCGATAGTAATATCGGCTTTGATGTTTCTCAAACGAATTTCGTTTGGTGTAAAAGTGACATCTCCTTTTGGTGTGAAACCTTTTTGAAATCCTTGAACAATTTCTCCTAACGAAACGTTAGCAGAACGATATACATCACTTTCTGTGATGATAGGAACACAAACTTCTGGAGTTACAGATTTTTGGCGCAAAGCATCCTTTAATCTATCCATGTTTTGTCCTTCTTCTAAGTAGTAAGCTCCGAATGCGGTAACTATTCCTGTAGCAATGATTGACATAATTTTTGTTTTTATGAATTAATAATTAACAATTTAAAGCTTTCGAAACATCAACTCCTGCAATATTCAAAGATGCAGTAGATGCTTTTTCTTCTCCTTCTGCTCCAATTTTAGGAGTAGTTGTTGATGCACCGTCTTGTTTACCTACTTCAATACTTTTTGCATTAATAGCAGTTAATTTTTCGGTTAAAGTTCCTGCAACTTGTAAACCTAAGTTTTCCATAATTGCATCTACAGAAGTTTCCATTGCAGTGGCATTGGTTTGTGCTTCTGTTAATTGTCCGATTACGGCTTCTAGTGCCGTTTGATGTTTTGCGTTTGCATCATCAAATTGTGTTTGAAGATTTGCACTTGTTTCAGATGCTGTATTCAAACTAGCTTCGATAGCTTCTAACTGTCCTTCGTTTAAATAGCTTCCATCATCCGTTAAAGCTAACGAAGCTTCTAAACCTAAAACAGCTTCCAACTTTGGTAGCGATTTTGTGTTCATATTTGTATTTGGTTTTTGATTACTTGATTTTTTTGCTTTTGATAGTTCAATTACTTTATCAAAAGCAGTTTGAAGTGTTCCTAACTCATCAATAAGATTTAAGGAAAGTGCTTCTTCTGGAACATAAATAGCTCCTTCAAAAACAGATTCATCAATATTGCTTCTGAATTTTTTTACATCAGCCACAAATTTGTCTCTTGCAGGATCTAATATATTTTTAATCAATAAAGCCTCTGAATTGGTATCTTTCATAGCTCTTGATTCTTCATTCTTTCTTGTAGAACCTGTAGCATAAATATCTTTGATAACTGCGCCCATTTGTTCATAGATTCCATCTAAGTCAACATAAGAAAGCATTGTTCCAATAGAACCAATGAAATCTGCATTTTTGTTAGACACAATATATTTTGAAGATGCTGCAACATAATAAGCTGCCGAAGCAGTTAATCCATCGGTGTAAGAAACAATTGGCTTTGAGTAGTTTGCTAAAAATTCTGAAAACTCAGCTAATCCAGAAACTTGTCCACCAGGACAATCAATATCTAAAACAACACCAATTACGTTGTCGTTTGATTCCCATTCTTTTAAAACACGCATCATTGACCTTGTTCCAGAAGGACCACACATTTGATCGTATTTAAATAATGGTGTTTTTATTGATAATACATTGATGTATTGCGAAGTAGAATTCATTTCAGGAACATCCGAATATTCATCTTCGTGGTGCTCCATGTATACAATAGGTAATTCAGATTTTACCTCTTTTAATTCTTTACCTTGTAAAATAGACAATAAATGAGGCTTTAAAGCATTCGCTCCAGCTTCAGATATCATCCAATGAGAATTAAGTAAACTATAAGTATTGGCTTTCACAAAAAAAATATTGTATTGTTACTACTATTTCACAATACAATATTATTTTAATACGTGTTCTTAAAATAGGACACCTTATAAAACCGTATAAAACACTGGTCTATTGGCGGTTTCTCCTTTAATTTCAATTACAGTTGCTCCTTCTCCATCAATCTTTGTTCCTGGAACATCTTCATAGATCAGATACAAAGGTTCGGTATTGGAACCATATATTTTTTGAAATCCGTTATTGAATTTCGCACGTGCAATTCCGGGTTTTTTTTCGTACTGTTCCAAGAGTTGTTCCAATGCTTCCGAACGTGTTAAGAATTCCATTTTAATGGAAATAGCGTGCGATACACCGAAATTCTTATTGGTTTTGTTATCACCCACCACAATACTATCAGGTTTAATGGTAGCTTCAACGGAATGCACCGATGGATTGAACTCCAATTGTGCCGAATTACTATCGGAAAGTATTTCAGGCCAATTGCTAACTTCCTCTAAAAGGAAAAAATCTAATTCGGCAACTCCTGAAAGTTGCTCATCACAAGAAAATGTCATATTTTAAAATTTATTTTTATAGAACTGTCGCTTTTTGCTACCTTTATTGATAAGGGTTAAGGCTGTTTTTTTACTATAAGTTTACTTTATTTTGTTTTTTATGCTTAATTTTTTCACCGCAATAACGCTGGTAATTTCGGTACATGGAATCCTGATTGAGTTCATTTTCGGAAATATCATAAATACTAAAAAACAAACGAATTGCTTTTTTTGCATTCAAATCGCCTTTACACAACTCATTATCCACAAACGAATAGAAGTCTTCAAAGAACAAACGCTCTAGGCATACAGATAAAAACTTCAATTTATTGCGGTCAATGCTATAACCTTTGGCATTAAAATAGAATTCTGGAACCTCAATTTCATAGAAGCTTCCTTTTCCTGCTTCTTTTTCTGGCTTTTCGATTTTCTTTTCGAGCAGTTGCAGTAAAAACAAACCAATAAATGTCTTTTTACTTACCTGATGCACTACTCCATAACGATGGATCAGGTATTTTTTTACGTGTAGCTTTACAGGAATAGAGATAACTGTCATATTTTCAAAGGTTTAATAGTAAAAATACAATTTTTAAGGATAATTACAAACAAAAAAGTTTGTAAAATTTACAAATATGTTAGCTTATTTTCAAAAAAAGAGTTCCACAATTCCACAACATTGAAAATCAACGTTTTAAAGTTCCACAAGTAGTAGGAACTTGTGGGAACATGGTGTTTTTTGTTGGAACTAAAAAAATTAGTTCCACAAATCCCACAAAAATCCCACAGAATTTTGAGAAAGTTCCACAGCACTTATTTAGACTTAATATATTGATTATTAAATATATAGTATAGATTATATCTATAGTAATAACTACTTTGTGGGAAAATGGAACTTTTGGAACTGAAAACCTCTATATTTTTTGAAAAAAAAATTTTTGGAAAAAATTTTTAATTTTAGGGGGTGCGGGGGAGTTTGAGTGGCGTTGTGTGGGTGGTGTGTGGGTTGTGTTGGGAATTACTGCTTTTCGTTTGATTTGCGCCCTTATATTTTGAATTTGATAGTTCCATTAGTCCATCGTGTTAGAATAAAAAAAACCGCCTTGTGTGGCGGTTTAAATTGGTAACGG